CTTCGAAATAGCTCCGGCGGTATATTTTCCAGAATCATATTTTCCTCAGAGCTTTCTAAAGGAGCATGATTAGTTCCCAATTCCATGATTTCATCTCACGTCTTTATATTTAGGGTTCTCCTTTCTACGTGAGTCTGCTTTAGATTTCAGCCCTCCAATTTGGAACCGAAAAGTAACAGAAAAGTGAATAGAATGTGATCGTGCTCTTTTAGAAAGTACTGAGGAAGTTCTATAAAGGCTATGGAAAACCGTTCTACAAATTGTGCAAAGCCTACACAAACATTTCACCCCGGTCGTTCCATGGTCTTTATAGGACCATATTTTGCAACGTTTAACTCTGATTTGGAGAAAGGAAGCTATGCGTAAACTATATTTCGGTAATGAACTTTATCATCACGGCGTCCTTGGTCAAAAGTGGGGCGTCAGACGTTATCAGAATACTGACGGTTCATACAAGTCAAGCGCTGAAGGTCGGTATGATCCTGATGCTTCATCTAATAGGTCAAAAGTAAAATCAACTGCTTTCTCACGTTTTAAGAATCGACTTAATACTAAGCAGTATAAGAAAGACACTCGTAACATGTCAAATCGTTTAGCGTTGTATAATTCCATGAGACAAGATAATGAACGTTCTAAGAAGAATCTTGAACGAAAATCAAAGAATCCAACTCCCGAATGGATGGTAAAAGATTCTTGGAAAGGAATCGATGCAAAGAAACAGTATAAGAAACAAATAGATCATAGTCAGAAATACATGGATGATACAAAACGTATGTATGAAGACTATGTACACAAATACGGAAAAATTCCAATGAGTGCTTTAACAACTAGATTTGATAAAGAAGGTTATAAAGCACTTATGAAAGAATTAAAAACTAAAAAGCAAAACGACAAACTGATTTCCAGAAACATTGACAATGTTAAAAAACTATCTGGTTATAAAGAATTGTATGATAAACATTCTGAGAAGTTATCAAATGGGTTAACAAATTACATGAAACATCCTAATAAGAATCGTGAATCGTATCGTTCACAATTAAAGGATGCTCGTGCTGATGTTGAAAGATATTTGTCATCAGTAACCAGTGGAAATTCAGAGCTTAATAAAAGAGCAGCTGATAAAATAATGGAAAACATCTCAGGTAATAATAAACATTTCTTATGGACCGATGATAAGAATTGGAATAAATTGATGCGATAACAATAAAGGAGAACTCAACAAATGGGAAGACGAAGGAAACTCTCAGAAGATGAGCAGTTTGCCCGTCATCCACGAGCGTTAACACCAGAAGCGAGAGAAGAACAAATGATCAATCTCGCAGTTAACTTAGCTGAGAAGCAACTCATGGAGGGCACTGCTTCTTCACAGGTAATTACACATTATCTAAAATTAGCAAGTAGCAAAGAGAAGCTAGAGAAACAGCTCCTCGAAAAACAAGTCGCATTAGCAAAAGCAAAGACCGAGTCGATTCACGAGTCACGACATATCGAAGAACTTTACACAGACGCAATCAACGCAATGCGACATTATGGATCATCATTCAATCGAGACGACGAGATTATTGATGATGATTATTAATGCAAAAGAAAAAGAAAGACTCATCATGAGTCAATCTTTTTGAGCATCCATTTCTGTAACCTTTCACAATCAAACATTTTTGTAAGTATTTCAAATTCTGTTTCATCTATCCATTTTGCAATCTGTGCTAATCGATCGATATAACTCAGTTTTTGTTCATTAATGTTTATGTAGATGAAACAAGCGCAAGCACTTACTAATTGATCATGTGTATACATATATATCATCTCCTTTCTTATAATAGGAGTTGATATATTAGCGACACCAATTTCCGGAGGTGACTATGAACAACAATGACTACTTAGCTCACCACTGAGTCAAAGGAATGAAGTGGGGTGTCCGTCGTTATCAGAATTATGATGGGACAAGAACAGAAGTCGGTAAGAAAAGATTAAAAGCATTATCAACTGTTTCTGAAGATCATAGCGATTTAATGCAAAAAGTAAAGAACATCTCAGATACACCAATGTCAATTGTTTATCAAACAGTTGAAGATCGAGGTTATTACAAAACATGTGCCGATCTAATTGATCATTATAAGTATAAGTCAATAGACGATGACTGGTTTAAGAAAACTAAACATATTTTAGCAGTCGATACAACAAATGACTTCTTAGCTGGTTATGTAACAATGGTAGAGCAGAAGAATGGTAAAGAGGCTCGAATTGCACCGATCGAAGTTCATGAGAATTATAGAGGTCGAGGCTTATCAAGTGAGCTATTAGAAAGAGCAAATGAAGGCTATGACAAAACAAACTTATCCGTTTACGTTGATAATAAAGTGGCTCGTAAGCTTTATGATAATCATGATTACACACGAAAAGATACAAAGTTCTATAAAGATGGAACTGCTTTCGATGTAATGGAAAGAGATAATACTAAAAGAAGGAGACCATAAGAAATGAGATACATTTACAACGGTAAACCATTATACCACAGTGTTGAAGGTCTCCAGCACTTAGAACCCACACCTGAACAGGTAGACCTCGACAAACACAAGTACGGACTCCCAAAATTAAAGAAATACCCAATGCCGGATGCGGCTCATGTTAAGTCTGCAATAAAGTTCTTCAACTACGTCTCACCAAAAGACGAGAAGACTCTTGCTAATGCTATTCTCAACCGTATGAGAGAATACGGTATAACAGAAGTAAATGTTGGCGAGAATAACCGCTTTTCAAAATACTATCATCCTGATTTGCTACAGCATTCTTCAGGACCATGGGAGAATCATTCTTATAAACAGAAGATAAAGATGCCAGACGGATCTTGGTTTTATGACTATGGTAATACTGATCTATCAAAGCTAGGATCAAGACTTGCAGGTGGTATAAACGATACAGTAAATAACGCCGGTAAAGCAATTAATGATTTTGGAGATAAAGTTAAGAATGCCGTTGGTGGTGGAAACAACATGGCTGATTCGCCAACCCTAAAAAAAGAGCAGCATGAACAAGCAGTCCGGCAACAGCAAAAACTCGCCGATTCATACGATAAATTTAAGGATAAGCCAGTATCTGAATTAAATAAAGATTCTGATACTAAAAAGACAGCTGACTCTACAACTAATGATGAGAAATCAGGAAAGAAAGGCAAAGGCGGATCTGGTAAGAAAGGCTCCGGAAGTAAGAAGAGTGGCAGCGGTAAATCCGGATCAGGAAAGTCTTCTGCAGGAAAAGCAAGTGGCGGAAAGTCAGGAAAGTCCGGATCAGGCAAATCCGGTTCTTCAGGAAAATCCTCGGATGCTGATTCAAAGAAAGCTGCAAAAGAAGCTAAGAAGCAGCAGAAAGCACAGAAGGATTACCAGAAAGAACTCCAGAAGATGAAGAAAGAGAACCAGCGCAAACAGGATGAGCAGTTTGAACAGAGACGTCGTGAGAATGAGAAGCGCTGGAAAGCCGAAGAAGAGCGTATGGAATTAATGCGTGATACAAGTAGGCAGAGCGTATCTAAAGAAACTCTAAGCGAGATTATTGATATGCTTAAAGACTCTGATAAAGAGTATGCTAAGAAACTTCTGGAAGGTGGACGTAGCAAGATAGATGATTATCTTGATTGGCTCAAAGAGTCAAGAAAGAACAATTCTAAGTGAGGGTTAAAATTATGAGAGTAGTATATTATGGACATGAATTATACCACGCAGCTAGCGGAGCGCAGAGAGACAACCATCAATATATAGCAAGAATACCTGTAGGCGATAGATTTAGGTATTTCTATAATCAGGCTGAATTGGCAGCTTATAATGCTGGAAAAGCCGCTAAGGGCGCTGTAGATGCTGCTAAGAATACAGTAGATAAGTTTTTACATCCTACTTTCGAGGCTGGCGAAGACAGGTATTATGACACGAATCATCCTAAGAATAATCAGGGAATAGCTCGCACAACTGGTAAGAATAATACTCCTAAGAATAATCAGGGAATAGCTCGTATAAAAGACAGCGGAAATGCTCCTAAGAATAACCAGGGAATAGCTCGTATAAAAGACAGCGGAAATGCTCCTAAGAATAACCAGGGAATAGCTCGTATAAAAGACAGCGGAAACGCACCTAAGAATAATCAGGGTATAGCTCGTATAAAAGATAGCGGAAATGCTCCTAAAAACAATCAGGGTTACGTAGGAACTAAATCAAATGCGCCCAAGAACAATCAGGGAATAGCTGGTCAGAAACTTAAAGATAGCGGAAATGCTCCTAAAAATAATCAGGGTTATATAGGACAGAAATCGCCGAAGGTATCTGGAAAACCGCTTACTGGCAATTCTGAGGATTTATACCGCTATTATGGCAAGAAATATGATTCTAAAAAGATTAATAATGGTACATTCTCAGCTGGTTCAGGCCGACTTGATAATGGAACTGTAGACAGATTTCATGTTAATACAGACCAGTTTAAGAAACATAAGACCGGAAGCAAACTTAAGGCTATTGAAGATTCGTTCTACGAAAGCTATGTAAATGACGGACATGATCCCGAGAAAGCACGTCGCTGGGCAAAGAATGCAGCAGATAATTACATGAAGAAGCACAAATAAAATGTTAAGAACCTATAGCGAACTTATAGCGCTTCCAACATATGAGCAGAGATTTAACTACCTTAAACTCGATGGGAAAGTTGGAAAAGAAACTTTTGCCAAAGATAGATGGGTTAATCAAAGCTTCTACCATTCAGCAGAATGGCGTTCTTTACGAGATCAAATAATTGTAAGGGACTTTGGAAGAGACATGGCAATGGAAGGCTATGAAATTTATGAGCGTGCTCTAATTCATCATATGAATCCAATTGAATTGGATGATGTTTTAGAGCATTCGGATATTTTGGTAAATCCAGAGTATCTAATAACTGTAGCGTATATGACGCATCAAGCAATACACTATGGTAATTCTGACCTATTAATGTTAGATCCTGTAGTTAGATTGCCGGGTGATACAAAGCTGTGGTAAAGGAGAAAAATCATGCGATGTATTTACAGAGGTAATGAGTTATACCATGGCTTTGGTTCATGGGCAAATCATAAGTATTTGGATAAAATTAAGATAGGAAATACATGGCGATATATTTATGATCAGACGCCATTTACTGGTGCTAAGAAAACGCCAAAAGACGCAAAGCTTGAAAAACAGCATAAGAAAGAACTTCAAGATCCACATTATTATGCAAAGAAAAATTGGAATGAGGCTAAATCTAAACGATTAAGTGAGAATACATCTTTGAATATGAAGTATTTCAAAGAGCCGTTTAGAATGGCAAATATTGTAAAAGATTCCGGATACACCAAGAATAAGAATAAGACAAAAACTGAAAACAGAGAAGCGTACGATAAAGAGACAAAAACGGTCGAAGCCGTTGTTCGAAGTGCAAATAAAAGAGCAAGTGATGTATTCGACAATATAAGAAAATCGGTTGATCTAAAACGTGATTATCAGATTAATAAGTTTTCCGATGCTGTTCTTAACCTTGGTGAAAAAGCTCTTTCTGTATATTATTCACATCAGGCAGTTAATAAGTATAAAAAGACTAAGAAAAAGTTGACAAGACCAACAAATCCTTCATTAGGAGACATTGCAAGGGAAGATTGGAAAAAGAGACAGTACAATAAAACGCATCCTAAGCAGAAGTCAGTTGGTTTATTTGATGCTGTATGAATAATACCTAAATAATGGTGATTAACTATGAGAAAAGTATATTATGGACAAGATCTTGATTCGAGAAGCTTGAATCATTATGCTACAGAACGAAAAGATCATAAGTATATAGACCGTATTCCAATTGTTGGAGGCGGATTTCGATACATTTATAATACCGTAACTAATCCAATTGGTACAGCAACAAATGTTGCGACTAATGGTGTTAAAACTGCTAGGAAAGCAGTTGACGCTGCTAGAGATACTGTTAATAAACTTGATAAGGCGAAACGTGCAATATCGAGTGCTATAGCTGAAGAATTCGGTACAACACGCGGTAAGAATGAGCATATGCATAGTATGAATCAGCATATGCATAGTATGAATCAGGGCGTTGTTAATGGTAAGAGTTATAAACAGGTTCAGGCCGAAGAAGAAGCTGCTTATCAGAAGCGGCTCGAAGAGAATCGTAAAAAACTTAATCAGTTTAAGAACATAATGGGTACTGCAATTGGTAATATTGGTACGAACGTTGAAAATGCATTTAAACCAACAACTACCAAACCTAAGTCAAATAGCAGTCATACTTCTGTTCGTGGAGTAGTAACCGGAAAGAAAACAAGTTCTGGAGCAGTTACTGGTAAAAAGAAAAAGAAGAAAAGCATAAAAGGAACCGTAACTGGTAAAAAGTGAATAAAGGAGATTCGTCAAAATGGAAGAGAGTATTCTGAATACCATTAAGAGCATGCTCGACATCGGCGAAGATGTTCCTGCATTTGATAAAGAACTGATAGATTACATTAATTCAGCTCTTTTCGTATTAGCGCAGATCGGCGTCGGTCCAGAAACTCCATTCCAAATAACAGGAGCGGATGAAGTCTGGTCCGAATTAATCCCAAACATTTCACAACTCAATCTCGTTAAGCAGTATGTATATTTGAAAGTTAAGAAAGTATTCGATACTGCTGGTTCTGCATCATCATTCCAGACATCACTTGACAATCTTATAACCGAATATGAGTGGCGACTTAATGTTGCTACAGATCCGGCTCCAGAAGAGTAAGGAGGATATTTTATGTGGGTTTACAGAAGCGAACAGTATTCTCCTGATGAGTTAATGCATTATGGTATTCTTGGTATGCGATGGGGTGTAAGACGTACACCTGAAGAGCTTGGTCATGAAATTCTTAAGAATGAACATAAGCAGGCGGAGAATGCGGCTAAGATTGCTAAGATGGAGAAAAAGCATCAAGATCATCCGAATCAACCATATCGCAAATCCGAAGCAAGACTCTATAAACGAGCTAAGAAGCTTGCCGATGAACACGAGAATCTTCTTATTGACAAAGACGTAGCTGAGAAGCATCAGAAAGCATTGGAAGCTAAAGCTGCACTGAAAGAACAGCAACGAGCAGCGAAAGAGGCTAAACGCGCTCAGAAAGAAGCAATTAGGGCTCAGAAAGAAGCTCAGAAAGAGATGGAGCGTCGGGAGAAGGCAAACAGTCACAATCTCCAAAATAAACCATTAGCTGAGATGACTGATAAGGAGTTAGCTGATTATCTTACTCGAAAAGCAAATGAAGCAAAGTATATGCAGTATAATCCCAAGCCAAGAACCATGCTTGATGAGGCAAAAGACTTTGTTGGAAAGAATATGGGCAAAGTTGCGCAGGCTGGAGTTGATGTTGGGTTAGATGTTGGCAAACAGATAGTCAAGCAGAAACTCCTTGATGAATTCGAAGCTGGTAAAGAGAAACCGAATAGTTGGCAGAAGTATAAAGACTATGCAACTCCAGATAAGTTAAAAGGATTAGCAGATTCTGATCTTCAAAAATTTAAAGACCGTCTTGAACTGGAGAATAATACGAAAAATGTGTTGACTGGTAAGAATAACGATAATATGTCGAAAGAAAAATTCGAAAAGTGGTTTAATGAATTGTATAATAAAAAAGTAAGTACATAAGAAAAGAGAATAAACTATGTCACTATCTAATACGGCAACGCCCGTTTACTACGGTCAGTTTCGGGATGCCGTATTACGTGGCGATATTCCCGTGTGTCGGGAAATAGAAATGGAAATGAATCGTATAGATGACCTGATACGAAATCCGGGTGTCTATTACGATGAAGAAGCGATTAACGGATTCATAGACTATTGCGAAGGTGAGCTGACCCTTACTGATGGATCAGACTTCGTAATGCTTGATACATTCAAGCTTTGGGCAGAGCAGATATTTGGATGGTATTATTTCGTTGAGAAGGACGTCTATATTCCCGGAGAACATGGAACATCCGGACATTACGAACGAGTTCGTGTTAAAAGACGTCTAACGAATAAGCAATACCTCATCATAGGAAGAGGCGCATCCAAATCAGTTTATGCATCATGTATCCAATCCTTCTTCCAAAATATTGATGTAAGTACAACGCAACAGATAACCACAGCGCCGACTATCAAACAAGCAGAAGAGGTCTTAGCTACGATTAAGACAGCCATAGCAAGAGCGCGTGGTCCACTATTCAAATTCTTAACAGAGGGTTCTCTACAGAATACAACAGGAAGCGCTGCAAATCGAAAGAAACTCGCTCCCACAAAAGACGGAATTAAAAACTTCCTTACAAACTCAACTATTGAGGCTCGACCTATGACTATTGATAAGTTACAGGGTCTGAGATGTAAGATTGCCACTATTGATGAGTGGCTTTCTGGTGATGTTCGTGAGGATGTTGTCGGTGCTATTGAACAGGGAGCATCTAAGATTGACGACTACTTAATTGTTGCTGTAAGTTCTGAGGGAACTGTTCGAAATGGAAGTGGCGACACGATTAAGATGGAGCTTATGGACATACTTAAAGGTGAGTATAAAGCTCCGCATGTGTCAATCTGGTGGTACAAACTTGACTCAGTAGATGAAGTAGGCGATCGGTCAAAATGGCTTAAAGCTAATCCAAACATTGGAGCAACCGTAACTTATGACACTTACAAACGAGATGTAGAAAGAGCAGAGAAGGAACCAGCCGTACGGAATGATATTTTGGCAAAGAGATTTGGAATTCCGATGGAGGGTTATACATACTTCTTTACATATGAAGAAACCTTACCTACAAAAGTTAATTGCGACTTTTGGGGAATGCAGTGTTCTCTTGGCTTGGACTTATCTCAGGGTGATGACTTCTGTTCATTCTCATGCCTATTTCCCCTTAAGCATGGCGAGTTTGGTATAAAGACAAGGAATTATATTTCGTCATATACTTTAATGAAACTCCCGGCATCTATGCGTCAAAAGTATGATGAATTTATTGATGAAGGAAGCCTCATGGTTATGGAAGGTACAATTCTTAACATGAGTGAAGTTTATGACGATGTTGTACAGTGGATTTCAGCTAAAGAGTATGACGTAGTGAGTGTCGGATACGACCCATATAATGCTAAAGAGTTTATACAGCGTTGGGCTACAGAGAATACCCCTTTTGGAATAGAGAAAGTTATTCAGGGTGCGAGAACTGAATCTGTTCCTCTTGGAGAGCTTAAGAAACTTGCAGAAGAGCGAGCACTTATATTTGATGAGGCTATAATGTCATTCGCTATGGGCAATGCTATCACACTCGAAGATAGTAACGGCAATAGAAAGCTTTGGAAGAAGCGCTATGCTGCTAAGATTGACCCTGTAGCAGCGACTATGGACGCCTTTATAGCTTACAAGAATAACATGGAGGCGTTCGAATGAGAGAAGATGAATTACAGCATTTCGACAATCCATTAAAAGGAATAATGCGAGAAGGGCATAAGTACCTTGAACGCCTTGGTGAACCCGGTCATTACACATACATTTACGATACTGCAAAGAAAGCAGTAGATGATGCAGGAAAAAAAGCTAATGAAGCAGCAAAGTCAGCGACAAAGATTACAAAAGAAGTAATGGATGCCGTAGAGAAGACTGCTGTGAAATTATGCACTGAAGGTAAAAAGTACACTGATCAGTTTGCTAATACACCAGTATCAAAGACATTTGCTGGAGCTAAGGACAAATTAGGTCAACTTATCTTTAAGAAGAAAGCTGATACCAATTCGATTCCTAATAAATCGAAAGATACTAAAGACTATCTCGAGCATCAACAGCGAGATGTCTTAGAAGTTAATGATGATGGTGTTAATTCCTTCTTTCAGAGTAGAAAAGGTAGAACAACAAACTGTGCTTATTGTACATTGGCTTGGGATCTTAGACAGCGAGGATATGACGTTCAAGCTACTCAAGATAATTCTGGCGGATTAACTCAGTATGATATTGAAAAAATTTATGTTAACAAAAATGGTGAACATGAGTCATTTCAAACCGCATCTTTTGATCAAACTGCAAGATTAAAGGGCAGAACTGGTAAAATGGACGAATCTAATTTTAATGAGATGCGGGATAATATATTAGCTCAAGGTGAAGGTGCTCGAGGCCAGCTTTGCGGAAGCTATTATATGGGCGGTGGTCATTCTATGGCTTATGAAGCTGTTGATGGAAAACTTATGATCATAGATGGTCAATCAGGTCATATATTTTACGGAAATGATCTAAGTGATTTTAAGAAGTGCTCAGTTGCTTATATGTATGAAACTCTGATACTTCGAACTGATGACAAAGAAATTGATGAGTCATATTTCAGTCCGTATTTTTCAAAAAATGAACGCAAAAACATATACAATTTCGTAGAAGACGCAAGCAAGGGAACATATCATGCACCAAGCGGTTCTACTAAAGATATTTTAAGTGAGCACAATCGTAATGTAGCATCGAGCTTTTTGGCTAAATTAACATCCAGAGCAATATTTGGAATTCTTCTTGATAACGCATACACACGCGAAGAATTACATAAAGGATACAACCAATTACTTAAGAGGTAAATTATGAGCGAATTAGAGGAACGTCAGAGATTTAAGAAAGCTATGCCGGGCTATAAAATTCGCTCGTGCTTAAAACTTGATGGTCATTATATTTATGAAGCTTATCGGTCTGGTGAAACACCATATGGTGAAAATGTTCCAATGGATCCTTATTACTATGTAAAAGATGATGGAAACGTAAATCAGATCAAAGTAGGATTGGATCCGGGAAAGTTTTTTTCAGCTAAGATTATTTGGGAGAATCCTATGTTCTGAGGAGGATAGTTATGATTTACTATGGAAATTATTTAGCGCATCATGGTGTCCTCGGTCAGAAGTGGGGCGTTCGTAGATATCAGAACCCAGATGGCACATTAACTGCAGAGGGACGCGCTCAGTATAGAGCTGAAAAGAAAGAGCAATATATGAATGAAGGTTCTGGCGCTATTGCTTCAAATTTTAGAAGTAAATTTGCGGCATCTAAAGCTTCAAAACTTAATAAGAAAGCTGTTAAGTCTGAAGAACGACAGCAAGAGATAGAACGCAAGTTAAACGAGGCAAATGATGCAGGCAATATGCGAAATGCTGAGAAATTAGCAAATCAGTGGATGAAAGAACAAAGCACTAAGGAATTCACAAAAAGATATGTTGATGACATCGATAAATTATCAGCTAAGAGAGGCAAAGCCATAATAAGCCAGTTTGTAGGACAAACATTATTTGGTATCGCTGGCAATCTTGGCGGTTATGTTTTATCTGATTACGGATCAACTGTACGTAGTATGAAAGACGATTCAAAATATGCTGCGGAACGAGCTTATCGAGAAAAGTATGCAAAAGATCCACCCGATCAACAATTAAGAAATCAACAAGCTCTTGATTTTCAGCAACAGCAATTAAGATTCCAACAGGAACAACTTGATAACGCGCGTAGACTTAATATATATAACCATATGTATATGTAAGGTTAGTTATGAATAATATATATTTAGCGCATCATGGCATCCTCGGTCAAAAGTGGGGCGTTCGCAGATACCAAAATTCAGACGGGTCTTTAACGGCCGCTGGTGCAAAAAGATATGGAAATTTAACAGATAGTAAACAGATAGCTAAACGGTTAAATGACGTTGATCAGGCTATGGCTTTTCATAAAAGAACATGGGGCGAATCATCAAATAAAATTGAACGATATGAACGCTCTATGAAAAAACTTGAAAAGAAAGGTAAAACCGATAGTTCAAAATACAAAAAACTTTCAAGTGCTCGCGATAGTGAAAGCAAAAAAGTTGAAGAAGCTCTTCAATGGCTTGACAAAGGGCGTGATGAAACAAATCGACTTATAGATCATGCAAACGAACTTGGTTATACCGTAAAATCGAAAGATATATTACGAAGCGCTGCTAAAGGTAAAGATTATTTAAAGGCGCTTGCAAAGACAGCAGCATTTGCATCAGTAGGACTAATAGCGATACAGACTGGAACTTATGTCGATGGTAAAAAGTATAAAGTAAAACAGTCAGACCCCGCATCACAGAATCCAAATGTAAAGAACGAATCAAGCTATTCTGAGCGTTATAAGAAAGAAAAATCTTATAATGAAAAGCGTAATTCTTATAGTGATGATGCTGCTAAAGACCTTTGGGAACGGCGACAGAGCGCTGCGACTAAAAAAGAAAGGGAATCAGCTATTAAAGACACTGTTAAATACGCAAGAGATACAGGTCAGTATGATATGGAATTTCTTGAAAGAAATCTTGATTTAGATCCGCGCACCGAGGAACAACTTAAAGGTAAAGATTTAGATAGAGCGTATGCTAATTATTTACGTAATGAGCATGACTATTACAAATAAAGGAGAACCGTAATGGGATTACTGGATAGACTCAAAACTGGCTGGAACGCCTTTATAGGACGTGACCCCACGAAACATGTATCTTATGATATCGGTTACTCCATGAGACCTGATCGAATGCGATTTACGAGAGGTAACGAACGAACAATCGTAACTTCCATATACAATCGTATCTCGCTTGATGCAGCGGCAATAAAAATACGTCACGTGCGTTTAGATGATACAGGTAGATTCATTAAGTACATTAACTCAGGACTGGATAACTGTCTGACCCTTGAGGCCAACATTGATCAGACAGGAAGAGCCTTTCTGCAAGACGTCGTGCAGTCTATGCTTGACGAAGGTTGTGTAGCTATTGTGCCTACTGATACATCTGTAAATCCTGAGACTGCTTCTTATGATGTTATTCGGCTTCGAACAGGTAAGATAGTAACGTGGTATCCAGATAAAGTGAAAGTCTCTGTTTACAACGAACGTCTTGGTAAACGTGAAGAGATTACGCTTCCAAAGAAGATGGTTGGTATTGTGGAAAATCCACTTTACGCAGTCATAAATGAACCAAACTCAACAATGCAGCGTCTTATTAGGAAACTAAGCCTTTTAGATGCAATTGATGAGGAATCTGGTTCTGGAAAATTGAATATGATTCTTCAGTTTCCTTACGTCATCAGAACTGAAGCTCAGAAAAGAAGAGCTGAAGACAGACGTAAGATGATCGAAGACCAATTACAAGCATCGAAATTTGGTATTGCCTATACTGATGGAACTGAAAAAGTAATGCAGCTAGGCCGACCATTAGAGAACAATTTAATGGATCAGATTAAATACTTAACTGAGACACTATACGGCCAGTTGGGTATTACTCCGGAGATATTAAATGGTTCCGCTAATGAACAGGTTATGCTGAATTACTATGACAGAACTATTGAGCCGATAGTAGCAGCCATAGTCGATGAATTAAAACGAAAATTCCTTACGCCGACAGCAAGGACTCAAAGACAGTCAATCATGTACTTTAGAGATCCTTTCAAACTGGTTCCGGTAGCAAATCTAGCTGATACGGCAGATAAATTCACTCGAAACGAAATAATGACATCTAACGAATTTAGACAAGTACTCGGTATGAAGCCGTCTGACGACCCGAAAGCTGATGCACTTGTTAATAGTAATATGCCTGTGGATGACACAGGTGTTGCTGGCGTGCAACCGGGCTTTAATCAGCAAGGTGGCATGTCTGAGCAGGAATCGGAAGATTATGACGAGAACGAAGAGGAAGAAGAATTGGAACCGGCTCCTCCGGGTAAATTCGACATATCTAAAATACCGATTCCGGGCTTGTAAAACTATGGAAGGAGAGAATTCAAAATGGGAATGAATTTCGACTTTTCCGGATGGGCAACAGTTAATGATATGCTTTGCGCAGACGGAAGAACTATTAGAAGGAACGCCTTTAAAGAAAATGATGGCGCCACAGTTCCTCTTGTATGGAATCATGACCATAAGAGTCCTGCAAATGTTCTCGGACATGCGCTTCTTGAGAATCGCGCTGAAGGTATGTGGGCTTACTGCAAGCTCAATGATACCGACATGGCAAATACTGCAAGGACTCTTATTGAGCATGGTGATATTGATTCCCTCTCAATTTATGCAAACCATCTTAAACAGATTGGTGGCGATGTATATCACGGAGAGATTAAAGAGGTCAGTCTTGTGTTAGCCGGTGCTAACCCGGGAGCACACATTGTAGACGTTAATCTTGCTCATAGCGATGACGAAGAGTATGATGCTCAGATATTCAATGGAGAGCAGCTTTTCTTTGCGCATTCAGATGAACCGGGTGAAAAATCACTTGGCGAAATATTCGAATCAATGTCTGACGAGCAGAAAGATGCAGTTTATAAGTTAGTTGCACTTTCTCATAGTGATGATGAAGATGAACCTGAAGACGACTCTGAAGATGATGATCAGGACTATGAAGACCCTGAAGATGATGATTCTGAAGATGATGATTCTGAAGATGAAGATTCTGAAGATGACGATGATGAAGAAATGGAACATTCAGATGATGAAGATGAATCTGATGATGGAGAAAGAACTGTAGGCGATGTTCTTGACGAACTTACAGAGGAGCAGAAAAACGTTGTTTATGCTCTTGTAGGTCAGGCTATTCAGGACACACAGGCAACTGGATCAACAGAGGAGGAAGAAGACGTGAAACACAACATTTTTGACAGCGATACAATGGATGCTGAAAACGTATTATCTCACGACGACATGATGGCTATTATGGCTGACGGCGAACAGTGCGGTTCGCTTAAGAAGGCAGCACTTGCGCACGGAATTACAGATATCGATTATCTCTTCCCGGATGCAAAGACACTCGACAATCCGCCCGGATTTATCAGCAGAGATCAGGAATGGGTAAGCGAACTCATGGGCGCTACTCATCACACACCATTCAGCCGTATCAAGACAATTCAGGCAGACATCACAGCTGATGAAGCAAGAGCAAAGGGATATATCAAGGGCCATCTTAAGAAAGAAGAAGTAATTAAGCTGCTCAGAAGAACAACCGAGCCTGTAACCGTTTACAAGAAGCAGAAGCTTGACAGGGATGATGTTTTCGACATCACAGATTTCGACGTTGTTGCTTGGCTCAAGGGCGAGATGAGAGTAATGCTCAACGAGGAAATCGCTCGTGCTGTTCTTATCGGTGATGGTAGGGCTGATTCTGATGAAGACAAGATCAATGAAGAGAAGGTAAGACCTATCGCTTCTGACGCTGATCTCTATACAATCAAGCAGGTTGTTACTGAGGGCGAGACTGTTGATGATACAGTTAAGAACTTCATCAGAGCTGCAGTTAAGGCACGTAAGGATTACAAGGGATCTGGTAACCCGACTCTTTATGCTCCTGAAGATGTAATTACAGATGCTCTTCTTGTTGAGGATAAGATCGGTCGTCGTCTCTATGAGACAGAGCAGCAGCTCGCAGCAGCTCTTCGCGTTAAGAAGATGGTAAGCGTTCCTGTAATGGAGAACGCAACTCTTACTGTTGCCGGCACAGTTTATGATATCATGGGCGTAATCGTTAACCCAATCGACTACAACATCGGTGCTGACAAGGGCGGAGCAGTATCACTCTTCGACGACTTCGATATCGATTACAATAAGCAGATCTACCTGATCGAGACACGTATGTCAGGTGCTCTCATCAAGCCTTACAGCGCAATCGTGCTTCTCAAGGCTAAGGGATCTGCATCATCTGACGACGAAGCTCAGGGCTGATCAACTTAAGGAGAAATTCAAAATGAAATATTGCGGCAAGATCGGATATGTTGAAACCGTTGAGACTGAACCCGGTATATGGGAAGCATCTGTTACTGAACGGTATTACAAAGGAGATGTAATTCGCTATGGCCGTCGTTGGGAGACTAGACAGGAAAGTCCGAATGACAACATTAACATAAACAACCAAATCTCCATAGTATCCGATTCTTATGCCGCAAATCATTTGCAGTTTATGCGGTACGCGGAGTTTATGGGATGTTTATGGACCATAACGAATGTAGATGTGGACTATCCACGTTTGACTTTGACTTTAGGAGGTGTTTACAACAGTGGGGATGAGAATGGCTCTTCATGAAGAATTGTGCACACTTCTTGGGAGTAAGAATTGTTACTACGACCCTCCAGAGACAATTAAAATGCGTTATCCATGTTTCATATACGATGTGGACAATATAGATCAGAAGCGTGCCAATAATCATCACTATTTGGATATTAAAAGATATGCAATAACTTATGTCACCCAAAAGAATGATATCGATATTACGGAGAGATTCTTTGAAGTCTTTCCTACGGCTTCTTATGACAGAAAGTATGTTGCTGATAACATGTGGCATTATGTGTTTTCGCTATATTATTAAGGAGGAAAACAACTATGAGAGTTAAATGGGACCAGAATGGAGATAGACTCTATGAAACTGGTGTCGACAGGGGAATGCTTTATCCTGAAGTTGATAATGTATACCCTCTCGGTGTAGCATGGAACGGTCTTATGTCTGTTGAGGAATCGCCTTCAGGTGCGGAGGCAAACCCGATCTATGCTGACAACATCAAGTACCTTAACCTTGTATCAGTTGAGGAGTTCGGCGCTACAATCGGTGCTTACACTTATCCTGATGAATGGGGTCAGTGCGACGGCTCTGCTACAGTTGCTGACGGTGTAACAATTGGTCAGCAGACAAGAAGAGAGTTCGGCTTTGCTTATAGAACAATTCTTGGTAATGACGTTAAGCTTAACGAGTATGGTTACAAGATCCATCTCATCTACAACTGCCTCGCTGCTCCTTCAAGCAAATCTTATGAGACAGTTAATGATTCGCCCGCAGCAGCTGAGCTTAGCTGGGAGATCACCACAACTCCTATTCCGGTTGAAGGATACAAACCCACAGCTACAATCGTAATCGATTCAACAAAGACAACGCCGGAGAAGCTTAAGGCTCTCGAAGACATTCTTTACGGTACAGATACAACTGATCCTCGTCTTCCTCTTCCTGATGAAATCATGGCACTCATGAAGTCATCCAGCTCTGAGAGCTCAGACGACGAGATCAACGGTTGATAATGTTATAAGGGCAGGTTGAAGGGAGGGCTTCTGATTGCAGTCAGGAGTCCTTTCTTTTTTATGTAACAAGAAAACGAAAAGGAGAAAACCCAATATGTTAAGAAAGAAGATTACCTACACAGATTTCAACGGAGAAGAAAGAACAGAAGAATTTTGCTTTTATCTTAGTCAGGCAGACCTTGTTAAGACAGAGATAAGAACAACTCAGGCTGGAGGATTCAAGAATATTATCCAGCGTATGATGGACGCTAAGGATTATAAGGCGATGGTCGATCTCTTTGACGAGCTCATTATCAGATCTTATGGTAAGGTTTCTGACGATGGTAGACGTCTTATGAAAGGTAAAGATGGCGAGTATGCAAGAGAGTTCATGGAGACCGAAGCATATACAGTTCTTGTTATGGAACTTCTCTCTGGTGATGAGTCAAAGATAACAGAGTTCATTGAAGGCATGCTCCCTCAGCAGGTTCTTGAAGAAGTTAAGAAAGAAATGGCTAAAGAAAACAATGCAGCCCAGCCCAAAGTAATAGATGGAACAGCTACTGAAGTAAAGAAGTAATTTATGCTTGAAGTAGCTGTACAGGCTCAAGATCTTTTTAACGAAGAAACGATGGAGTTTATTAAGACTCCAGCTTTTACTTTAAAGCTTGAACATTCCTTAATCTCAATTTCAAAATGGGAATCCAAATGGCATAAATCATTCATAGATAATCTTAAAAAGGCAAGTTCTGAAGAAATACTGTATTACATCAAGTGTATGACGTTAAATAATGTACCTGATGATAATATTTATAAAGCGCTTAGTAACGAAAATATTCAGGATATTGTTGACTATATTAATGATCCAATGACAGCTTCGACAGTTAATGAACGCCCTTCACGTGGCGGTGGTTCTTTTATAACTTCAGAACTTGTCTATTACTGGATGACTATGTTTCATATCCCATTTGAATGCGAGAAGTGGCATTTCAATCGTTTGATGATGTTAATAAAGATCTGTAATGCAAAGAATCAACCACCTAAGAAAATGGGCAAGGGCGCAATAATGAATAGAAACAAAGCCCTAAACGAAGCAAGAAGGGCTCAATTGAATAGTAAAGGATGAGTTTATGAAATTAAAAGGAATAGATGTATCTCATCATCAGGGTAAGATCGATTGGGAGAAAGTTAAAGCATCTGGCATAGACTTTGCTATTGTCAGAGTCGGCTACTCAAATCGTAATGGTAATGGCGGACTTAACTTTGATAAGCGTTATACCTATAACATTCAGCAATGTAATAGACTTGGGATTCCTGTTGGTGTTTATATTTATTGCTATGATAGAAACGCTTATGCTGCATCAATTACAGCAAGAGCTTTCGTGAAAGCAATAAAGAAGTTCAGGATTGAGTATCCGGTAATTTATGACATCGAATACGACAACAAAGACCTCTCAAAAGGCATAAACACAGCAATTTGTAATGCTGCAATGAGAGAAATCGAGTCAGCTGGTTACTATGGAATGATCTATGCTTCAAGAGATTTCTTCCTTAATCATCTTGATATGAGCCAGCTTAAGACTACTGATAAGTGGGAAGCCGCTTACAGAAAAGTTGATGACGAACTTGTTGAGAATGGTATCTGGCAGTACTCAAGTACTGGTTCTGTTCCGGGAATAGTTGGAAATGTTGATATGAATTATTCCTATAAAGATTATGCTGCGATAATCAAAAATGCCGGACTGAATGGATTTGTGAAAGAAAGAGAAACACCGATCGAAGCAACTGTTGTGAAACCTACTCCAGTTACTGGACTTGTTACTGAAGAAGTTAAGCAGACATCTACAATTAAGAAGACCGTTACAGCAAATAAGCTTAACGTTCGATCCGGAGCAAGTATGGATAGTCCGGTAGTCAGAATTATTGTTAAAGGCGATAAAGTTTCTGTAGAGGATGAAAAAGACGGATGGTCTAAGATCGGAAAGAACGAATGGGTATCAACTAAGTTCTTAAAGTAAGTAGAGGAAACGTCATGATTAAAATAACAACAAAAGGTGACTTTTCAAAAGCATATAGCTTTATGGAACGTATGAAAGAAGTATTTAAGCGTGGCGTTTTCGACAAGTACGGACAAATAGGGGTTGAAGCCTTAGCCGAGGCTACCCCTAAACGTACTGGAAAAACTGCAGCTTCTTGGTATTACAAAATTAGTCGTTCCAAAGGAGCTGTTAGCATTGAATGGTGTAACTCGAATACTAATAAAGGTGAGAATATTGCAGTTCTTATCCAATACGGTCATTCTACTAGGCAGGGCGCCTATGTTAGAGGGCAAGATTATATTAATCCTGCTATGAAGACAGTTTTTGAGCAGATTGCTTCTGACTTATGGAAGGAGGTAACGGGATAATGAGTAATCGAATCATCGATGAGCAAGTCGTCAAAATGGAATTCGATAATGCGAAATTCGAGCAAAATGCCGAAGCCTCTTTACGAACTATTGATAAGTTAAAAGACGCATTAAAATTTGAGAATGCTGATAAGGGCTTTTCTGAATTGGAGAAAGCTGCTAATCAGATAAACATGAGTAAGCTTGAGACAAATATTCAGTCAATAGCTGATAGATTCTCAACAATGGGAATTATTGGCGCGTCAGTACTTAATAAGCTTACAAATTCAGTAATGGGATTAGCTGGTAAGATTACTGGCGTACTTGCAGCCCCATTAAATCAGATCATCTCTGGCGGTAAATCCAGAGCTATGAATATTGCAAATGCCCAGTTCTCTCTTAAAGGACAGGGTATCGATTGGAAAAAAGAAAGTGAAGAATACAGAATAACACTTCAGCATATGACTGCCGAAGAAAAAGCAGCGCTTGAAAGTTCTGGTAAATTTGTTGATTCACTTTATAAAGATATTGATTATGCAGTATCCGGCACCGCATACGGTTTGGATTCAGCAGCTAAAGCAGCAGCACAATTGTCAGCATCTGGTGTTCAGATTGGTGACGATATGCGAATGGCGCTTCGAGGTATCTCTGGCGTAGCTGCTATGACCAACTCATCATACGATGAGATCGCTGATATTTACACAAATATTGCTGGTAAGAATAAAGTTCAGTTATCTGAGCTTAACCGAATTTCAGCCAGAGGCTTGGGAGTAGCAGCTAAATTAGCCGAACATTTTGGTGTTACTGAAGCAGAATTGTCTAAGATGGTTAGTAAAGGTAAAGTTGATTTTGCAACCTTTGCTCAGTGTATGGATGATGCTTTCGGCGAACATGCAAAAGAGGCTAATACAACATTTACAGGCTCGTTAGCAAACGTTAAGGCAGCACTTTCAAAGATAGGCGCTGATAACTTTTCAACATTTTATGACCAGATGGTCACACCATTGAATGATATAAGAAAGATTATTAACAATATTAATGTTGCGCTTACACCTGTTAAAGAAACGATTGATGCTATTATAAAAGGTGCGTCGTCAGGAATGCATCAGTTGCTAAAGATGACCGGGCTTGTAACTGATCAAAAGCTCACATTAGATCAAATGCCACGATTAGCAGCTACAATTAAAAATGTTCAGCAGGCATTTCTTAATTTAATGGTAGCAGTTGCTAGGGTTATAAAGCCTTTTAGATTAGCTTTTATGGATGTATTTCAACCAACAGCAGATATCTTTGTTACGCTGTCGGAGAAAATAAGGTATTTTACTGAAGGTCTGATAATAAACGAAAAGACTCAGAATAGTCTTTACAAAATTGGCATTGTAATCTTCAAACTTATTAAAACAGGAATGAAAGTTATTGGTAAGTTTGTTGAGATAATCTTCAATCTTGCTGACGCATTATCGCCAGTTTTATTAGGTGTTATTGATTTCATAGGCTTTTTAGCTGACTTAGTATCTATAGTTATTGACGTTGCTGATGCTATGGGTATATTTGATGCAGCAATACAGTTAATAAGTACAGTTATCTTGACCGTTATAAACGTTATAATTACCTTGATATCTACGATAGCACAAGGTATTTTGATGTTTGTTAACTGGATTGTCCAGACTGGTATTCTTGATACTACTATAAAAGCAATAACTAAAACTATTGACTTTTTGACTGAAATTATATTAGCTGCAATTGACGGAGTAGTAACATTCTTTAAATCATTTATTGAGAATAATGAAGTTATTCAAACGTGCAGTAAAGTTATTGGCGATTTTATAAAGCTAATAGTGAGTCAGTTTAATCCAGCATTTAAGGACCAGGAAGAGGCATTTGAAGGTGCTATAACATCTGGTAATGCATATCTTGATGCTTTTAACATGATTGTTGAAGGTATTAAGAAAGGCTTTGGCACAATTAAAGCAGCTATTGATGAATTTTATAAAGGATCTGAACCAATTGGTGCTGTAATGGTTAGAGCACTGAAAGGATTCAATGCAAAGACAATTATTGATACTTTTACCGAGATAATGGACTATGTTAATAATATTGACTTTTCTATTGAAGGTGTTGGTAGTGCATTAGAAGACCTTTATAACAATACATGTAAAGCTTTTGGTCTTGATGGTTCTATCCCATGGGAAAATATTAAAAAGATATTCATGGGAGGACTTTTCTTCCAACTTGCAGGCGCCGTAGCCGAAACAACAAAGGTTGTATCGGGTCTTGGTCATAAGGTAGATAAGCTCCTTAACTGGAGTGTAAATTGGCTTAAAGCTGATGTTTTCAGAAAGAGAGTTTCTGCATTTGAAACCATAGCTAAAAGTATTGTTATGCTTGCTGCAGCCTTATTTATCATAGCTGCAATACGAGAAGATAGACTTTGGCCTGCTGTTGCAGCCATTAGTGTAATAACATTCGTAGCAGTTGCACTTATGCAAGCTATCAAATATATGGATAAGCGTATGCTTCCTGCTGTATTGGGTGGAGCTGGTGCGATTGATAAGATAGTAGCAAATGTGAAGTATATTGCCGATGCTCTGGCGACAAGCGTTACGGTTGCTGGACTTGGTGCTGCGATATTCTTGTTTACAGCTGCTATATGGCTTCTCGCAGGAGCATTTATAACATGGTATAACATATTTACAAATCCAGCATTAGATGAAGGTGCAGTTGTTAAAACTCTTGCTTTGATAGCGGTGCTTCTTGGTGGTTTTACTACAATGGGCGTGCTTCTTGGTAAGGCGGTACGTTGGAGCGGAACTGGATTCTTAGGTCTTACTATATTTATAGGTGCATTAGTAGCTGCTGTATATGCCATTATTGGTGCCGTTATATTGTTCAATAGTATCAATTGGGGCGAATATATGCAGGGCATAGTCGGCGTGCTTGCTGCATTAGGTGTATTAGTTGGCGTAATAGCCGCAATTAATATACTCACAAAGCTTAGTAGCAAGATACCCGGTGTGGGATTTGGTGGAGCCGGTGCCGCTATTATTGGCATTGCGCTATATCTCATTGCTGTTGTGTATGCTATTGAAAAACTTACAAAGATGGACCCGCTTGCTGTACTCGGTTCATTCGTAGCAATTTTAGGTCTAATGGTGATCATTGTTGCTGCCATATTTGCAATAACGAACTACACGCATCCGGGCAAACTTACGTCAATGATCGGTTTGGCGTTTGTTGTCATGGCTGTAGCTTATGCTATCGATAATATAGTTACGACTATGGACCGCATTGGTAGTATGCAACCAAAGAAGGCAATTCTTGGTTTTATTGAGATTGTTGCCTTGCTTATTGTGTTTGGCGGAAGCATTACAGGTGTTGGTTTTAGTAAGGCTTCTGCTGGTCCATTCTTGGGAATGGCAGTAATGCTTATAGTTGTAGCTAGTGCATTAGCATGGATAGCGTTGCTTAGTTGGCCTGATATTCTTAAAGGCGTCATAACACTTGGTGCTTGTATGGTAGCTGCTGGTTTTGCAATGAAATTAGCAAGCCAGCTTGCAATGGATAAGTTCGTTGCATTAGGCTTTGCCGCAATAATAATTGCAATTGCTGGAGCGTTATGGTTTATTGCTAAGATTGATTTCGTATCACTTTTGAAAGCAATGTGGTCGCTTGTTGTTACATTACTCGTATGCGGTCAGGCTATGAACATGGTATCTGGCTTTACTGCAAATGGTGCAGCTGTTATTGCATTTGCTGGTGTTATTGCTGCTCTTGGTTTAGCGCTTGGTCTTATAGCTCATTATGATGACATGGATCGCGTTAAGGTAACTGCAGTAGCTATGTCTATGGTAATAATAGCAGTTGGTGTTGCTATCTCATTAGTTGAGAAATATGGCACGAATCCAATGAGCTTAAAGTCAGTAGCTGGAATGTGCGCCATTATTGCAATGGTAGGTTTAGCAATTGGATTAATTGCGGGTCTTACAAACGCAGATCAAGCACTTAAGGCTGCTGGTGCGATAACGTTAGTTATGATAGCAGTTACTGCCCTTTTTGTAGCAATTACCAGCCTATCAAATAATACACCATCATGGGACAAGTATGCAACACCATTAGCTGCTGTATTGGTCGTTCTAGTGATTATTGTAGCTTTACTTGATCATCTAGTTAACAACATGAATGTTCCTGATTTTGAGAAGGCTCAGGAGAAAGTATTACTGGTTGCAGAGTTTGTCGGATTGTTTGCAATTTTAACAGTTATATTTACAGCTGTTATTGCTGTATGTGGTTCGCTTGGAAACGTTCTTAATAGTGCATTAGCTGGGTTTGGTGAAGTAGCAGCAATTGTAGCTGCTGTTATTGCAGTAGCTGTGCTGTTAACAGGTGCTATTGGCTCATTCGCTGACTTAATGCAGGCGGCATTTGATTATGATATTATTGCTGCATTTGAACGAGGTACTGATTTCTGGGCAGCTATGTATGCTCAGGTTGGTAAACTTCTTGGTGCTGTAATTGGTGGCTTTATTGGAACGCTTAAGAAATACATGGGCGGAAACGAATCCAATGAAGTTTCTGAAGGTGTTGATTATGTTCAAATCTTAGGTGATACACTTAAGAAATTAGCAGTAGGTTTAATGGATGCTGTTAATTACTTCCTTGATAATATTGAGCTTGATCGTCTTTCAGACTTTACAGAAGCTATCAGTAACGCCTTAGACGAGCTTAAGCCAGGATTACAAGTGCTTGCAAGTTTTGGTTCAAGCGGTATTGATATGATGGCAGTAGGTGCCGCTATTGGTGAAATTGTCGGTATAATGTCTGCTGTTGCCACCATCAAAGAAAACAAATTCTTTGGTGCTTTAACCGGTGGAAGTGAGCTTACTCAGACGCAGAATGCACTTAAAAACATGGCGGGCGCATTAGGTGGATTTGCTGACGAACTTAATGCACATGAATTTAATACTTCAAAGATTGACTCTGCAATAGCAATAGCTAAAGGTCTTGGTGAGATTAATAAAGCAGTGATCGAAACCAATGTAATACGTGTGTTATCTGAAAAACTAGGTAGTGTTCAGAATATAAACGATTTTGGTGAGCAGATTAAGGCATTTGCCACAGCATTAATTACATTCAGTGGAATCATATCAAGCGACACATATGAGTTTAATCAAACTCGTATAAATACTTTCATGAAGTGGGGCGAACGCTTACAAGAACTTCAGAGTAAGTTACCACATCTTACAGCATGGGATGAGATATGGGGAAGTGCTCAAGATATTAAGACATTTGGCGATCAGCTAGTTACATATGCTACAGCTTTAATTCAGTTCGCAGCAATACTTCAGACTGGATATTTAGAGAATACAGCTCCTATTGATCAGGCTATAGAGTTTACGAAAAAGCTTATTGATCTTCAGAATCAGTTACCTGAAAGTGGTGGCGTTACTGGTATATTCTTTGGTAGTGAAGGAGATGCGTTTAAAAACTTTGGTGCTAATTTAGTAAGTTTCGCTGGAGCGTTAACCGAATTTGGTACAAAGTCTGCTGGCATTGATTATGTTAACATTCAGAGAGCGCTTCGACAGGCTACTGAAATAGTTACATTCTTCAAAACCTTAGGCGATGGATCTGTAACTTCTGGAGTTGCTAATTTTGTTCAGGCTTTAAACGATTTAGGCAATGTATCATTTGATAAATTCCTTGAATCTTGGAATGGTGCTGAAACTAAGGAGAAACTGACATCTGCAATCGAGAATATGTTGAGTTACATAAATACTATGGATAACTCAAAGAATCTCGACAAGATGTATCAGGTTGGCCAGAATTTCGCTGAGAAACTTGTTGAGGGAATGAAGAGCGAAAAGGCGGAAGCTAAAATTCTTGATGGTTTAAGTAAAGTTGTTAAAACTATTTCCAAGAATATGAAAGATGACGCGAAAGTCGTTGAAAAATATCATCTCATTGGCAAGGCCATTCTCGATTCTGTATCTGATGGATTTAAGCTTGAAGGTGCTGCTGATAAGCTTGAAGCTGGTTACAAATGGGTTATTAATAATACTGGTAAGAATGCAGTAGATGCGATAGCATTTGATTTACAAACAATCGGTGAGAAGATTGCATCTTATATTGCAGCAGGTATCCAAGATGGCACGTCCATATCGACCATTGCTGCAGCAATGCAGTATGCAGTTGAGCAAGCAGCAGCAGGTTTAAGTGCTACTATCTCAGTTGACGTACAAGCTAATGCTGATGTTACAAGCATTGACAGTAAAGTTCTTGGCGATCGAATGGGTCCTGATCTGGATTCATTAGAGGCTGAAGACGAGTTTGGTAATAAGTATACCAATGGCGTCAAAATGAGGTACAAACGTGCTGAAGATGTGCATACAAAAGGCATTGCTAGTTTATGTACCGTTGTTAAGGATAAAATTCCAGCGCAGTATAACGCTGCGGCATCTGCTGGTCAGGCTAAAATGGCCATGGGCGATCTCCGTGCAGAACAGAAAGCTATTGCTGAGACTGGTAAGATCGAAGATAAGTTTGAACAAGATCTAAATACATTAAAGAATCGGGCCAACAGCGCGATTGATGATAAAACTACAGGTGCAGTTAATGAGATACTTAAAGGTGGAGTAGATAAAGGATTTGAACTTGGAAAAAGTTTAGGGGATAAAGTACCTAAATCAGTAAAAGACGGAATGCATATAGGTTTGTCTGATAAAAGCGCTGAAGAAGCTGTTAATGAATTATCAGATGCATTTGGTCTTAAGAAATTTGCTGATGACGTGAAAGAACAAGGTGAAGAAGCTGCTGATACTGCTACTGCTGTTACCGATAAAGTTGCCGGTGCTATGGCTGATGGCGCCAGCAAAATCGGCGGAGGCGGCGGAGGAGGTGGCGGCGGTGGAGCCGCTGGCGGCTTCGTTGCATCATATTCCGAATTCTGGCAGAACCTCTACCTTGTTAACCAGCAGGGTGCTCAGGCATTCGAACAGCAGTTTGAGACCTTCGAACAGTGGCAGGAGAACACTCTTAAGAAGACTCAGGAGATAATTGACAACTACAAGAATGCAGTAGTCGATGCAAAGAAGAAAGCAGCAGAAGGACTCTTCTCTGAAGTACCTGAACCGAAAGAAGATGTTACGAAGGAGAAGTTGAAGAAGAACTTACAAGATCAGGTTAACCAGATCAAAGAGTTCAACAACATCATACTGCAGCTCAGAACCCGACTCATGGGAACTAACCTCTTCGATGCTATCACTGAGATGGGTGTAGACTCAATTGACGAACTCAGAGCCCTCAACTCCATGACCAACGAAGAACTCTCAGAGTATGCAAGTCTTTACGACCAGAAATACGTAGCTTCATTCCAGACGATTCAGCAGAAGGCACAGTCCGAGCTTCAGAATCTCTACGGTGGAATGCACATCAACATCGACCAGTTTGCTACAACGTTTGATGGATCACTTCAGTCAGTTGAAGGATATTTCCAGAAGCAAGCAGAGGCTATACAGGCAGCAGCGGCTCCGGTAGGTCAGTACTTTACACAGGGCTTAGCCGCTGGTATGAACAACGAAGAAGCAAAAACATCCATAAGTGATGCTGCTAGGAACGCTTTAGTTGGCGAATCAGAAAGTGCTGTTCAATATGCTATGGAAGCTATTGATGCTGGATCACCTGCACGAGATCAACGTATTCGAGACATCGGTAAATTCCTTGTCATGGGTATAGCTGAGGGTATGAAAGATCCTGAAGCACAACAATCTCTTGTAGAGGCCTTAACTCAGGTTATGACTGCTTTCATGGAATCCATGAATGGTGTAAACAATGAAGGCGGATTGGGTACTCAGCTTCAGACCTTAGGCACAAGTATAACACAGTCTATAACTGATGCTTTGACTACAATTGATACACAGAAGACTAACTTCTTTAACTCTGGTTCTTCACTTATGACATCTTTTATTGAAGGCTTTGAATCTCAGAGATCCATAGTACAGGCTCGAGTCAACATGCTTCTTACCAATATGGCTACTAACATATATGGTGCAGTTAATACCGCTAAATTCCAAAAGTCAGGTCTTGAACTTTTCAAAGCTATGATGAAAGGATTTGAGCAAGGTTGGTTTGGCGCTGGCGGTGAAGGTCAGGGCGAAGGCGAAGGAGGCATCGGTAAGAAGACAATTGATAAGATCATGAAAAAGATGATCAAGATTCTTAAAGAGTATAAGGGAAGTGAAAAAGGTGGTAAGTCAAACACCTTCTTCAAAGTTGGTCAGGAACTTATTATGGGCTTGATCAAAGGTCTTGAGAATAAGCAAGGTGCTCTTTATACAGCGATTGAGAATATTATTAAAACCGCTATTGCAAGAGCAATGGCAGCCGCTGATGCCCATTCTCCTTCACGAGAAACTATGAAGATAGGTGAGTGGATGGGCGAAGGTTTCATCATAGGTCTTAATGCTATGTCTGAAGCCGTAGCCACAGCATCTTCCGACCTTTCTGAAGAAGCGTTACAGGGTTTCCGTGATATTTCTCAGGTTCTTGGCGGATTAGAAGACTTTGATGCTACACCAGTAATTGCTCCGGTAATGGATTTATCAAACATTCAAAATGGAGTTTCTGAAATGGGAAGCCTCCTTGATCAGAACTCATCTTATGAAATGGCGGCATCGATACAGGGTGGACTCGATGCACAGAGAACAGCTAAGCTGAATGAGATGACCAATCTTCGCAGAGCTATGGATAGTGTTTACAGTTCTAACACAGCTCGTACAACGGAGATGGCTAATCTTCAGGCAGCAGTAGCAAATCTCAATAGTTCAATTAACAATCAGACTAGTCCGGATTATACGCAGTTACAGATGGCAATTAATGGACTTAACAGCTCATTTAATGCTGCAAATACTGGAACTACGGTTAACATGAATCCGGTATTTAACATACAGTCTAACGACCCTGAAGCTGTAGCAGAAGAAGTCAATGCCGCTTTACAGCATATGATTGACAGACGCTCTGCAGTTTGGGCATAAATCCCCCTTTATTTAACATTATTCCTCTCAAGGACGTCCGGGTGTCACAGCTCGGGCGTTCACTATTATATTTGAAATGGAGAACTTATTATGAGTGATATACGACTATTTCCAGCCGATTGGCCATCCCGGTTCACCATAACTGCGGAGAACAACGACTCTATATTTTCAGGACTGGGTTTAGGTAAGATTACAGACTGCTCATCCTGTATAGTAACAGAGGAGCGAAACGGAGCATTTGAGTTGGAGATGGAGTATCCAGTTACTGGAATACGATATTCTCAATTAGCTCTCCGAATGATTATAGTAGCTCCACCAAATCCTTATGACCCGCCTCAGGCATTTAGGATTTACTCAATCAGCAAACAATATGGTGGTAAAGTAAAGGTTAAAGCTCAGCATATCAGCTACGATCTTTCTGACATAATGATGAAAAAAGGTGAGAAGCAGGATGACTCTCTTAATCCTAAGAAAATTTGGGATTATGTAGCATCCAATTTGGCTAAGAGCTTCTCTGTGTATGCAGCAAATACAAATTATCAATTCCAATTCACCTCAGATGTAACAATTGATGACGCTATAGAGAACTCCGAAGGCAACAAGTTTAACAAATGGCGTCTTAAAGGACCAAAGTCGATTAAGAACATACTTCTTGGTAACTCTGAAGATGGATTCTGCAAAGTCTATCAGGTTGGTAACAATAATGGTGAAGAACCGGAGTTTCGTTTTAATAATTTCCAGATAAGCTTAAATCGAAACCGTGGAGAAAACCGTGGCGTTACAATACGATACGGAAAAAACATGAAAGGATTTACTCAGGAAGAATCACTTGAGAAGATTTATACTCATGTCTATCCATTTTATTACGCCTCTTCAATTACTGACTATCAAGGCGGTTATGGTTCTGGTGCGCAGAGGACTTACAATGACTGGGCTTGCGACTTAACAGACTGGGTAAACTCAACATACAGCAACACTAATAATCCTTTAGTTGAAACTGGACTTAAACAGGATGATGGAAGTGACTTCCCATTCCGACGAATTCTACCACTTGACGTGTCGTCACTCTATAAAGGTGAATGCGGAATTGATCTTGATAAGATAGGACGAGTTGCACGATACAACCAGTGGGGATTTGTAGTTGGAGACTGGGGAAAAAGTAATAGAAAAATTGAGATCGATAAGGGTGATAGTTATTCATTTGAAGATTATGATCTTTGGTGTTGGAATGGTTCAGACTGGCAGCCTAACTTCATAACTGAAGTAAGTGATTCAGAATTCGATGCAAGCCATTATAGGTTAGCAGGTACTGGTGGACTAACTGCGACTATTAATAGCATTCGAAGTAGTCATGGCGGACATGCTTATATAAGCGGAAGTTTACAAAATGATACTGAATCTAAAGTAGTGCTTCGTCCTACATTTTATGGTCATGGCGATGAGTATGGTTACGACATTGGAAATTTATCCGGTGATGGTGAGACGGATACAAATCATTCATATTTCTATGACTTAACAAAAGCGGAAGATATATCAAAGATAGCAGGTAAGATTGAAGCGCCAGCTAAGAGATATATTAAAGAGAATCACATGTCTCGTTTTCCTGTACAGTTAAAAGTCGATCTTGATTATGCCGAACATCTGGACATTGCAAGTTTATATGATGTAAGACTTTGCGATATTGTAATGGTTTACTATCCAGCGTTTAATGTTTCGACATTGGCTAAGTGCTCGAAAACCCAGTATAACTGTTTAACAGGTCGTTATAAAAGCCTTGATTTTTCAAATGCATGGTCTGGGTTCGCATTCACCATGGCAAATAATATAGATGTCACGCGACGATCATTCTCAAACTTAAATTACTTGAATCCGGCACTTGGCTATACTAGATTCTCATCATCTGTATAAGTATAGGAGGTTCTACTATCATGAGTCTAATTATATTTAACGGGGTATCATCAGCCTCGGTTCATTCTCACATAACCGAACCGCCTGAATACCAGATACCCGAAAGAGATTACGACACTATCCACATTGATGGACGAAACGGTGACGTAATTATAGACAGCGGCTGCTATAAGAATGTGGACCGCAAATACAAAATGTCGATGGATGCACATACCCGGAATCTCGACTATGCTACCGTAGCATCATCCGTAGCAACATGGCTCCATCCAATCACTCAGATGCATAGTGTCCAGTTCTCAAGTTCAGCAAATGACATTGTGAAATACTATGACGGCTATTGTGAACTACATGATACTTATGATCCTGAGCATTTCAGACTGGCAAAGTTCAAAGGTGATGAGGATATTTCAAACATCTTCAACAAAGCCGGAGAATACGACATCAAGTTCGAATGTAAGCCTCAGCGATTCCTCAAATCTGGTAAGAATCCGGTTACAACGACAACAATAACAAACAACACATCTCAGATAGCTAAACCGGTTATTAAAGTCGTTTTCTCAGCGGCTAACGGATATTTACAGATAGCTAACAGCTCTGCTGGATACACAAGTAGAGTGATATCAACTACGGCAGAGACAACAATCATCGACTCAAGCGAAGAAGACTGTTACTATGGCACAGCCAATAGGAATCAGCATATTGCATTCCTGAAGAATAGCGCTTCAAGTTATGAGTTTCCTTTACTTTATCCCGGAACTAACACAATTACCATATCCAATGTAAGTTCTTGGGCAATCATTCCCAATTGGTGGGATCTCTAAGAAGTTGATATGAGTTGACTCAGATGAAAATTCAAAATGGAAAATCCATTAATCACTGTTCACAAAAGTCAATTCATTTAACAAAATCACGTCAATCAATTCCCGAAAAAGTATGCACGAAAAGAACTAAACACAAAAAACAATTACACATGAAAACAATATAACCATAACGATGCAATGAAAAAATGAATAATATCGAAACGCAAAAACTGTAAAAAATACTCAGGAATTGATTGACGTCTGATGAAAAAAGAAAGGTTAATCAATGTACATAGAATACAACCCAAATCCTGTAGGTTCTCATGTTGGAGATTGCGTAGTACGCGCTGTCTCTAAAGCATTAAACGAATCATGGGAGAACACATATATCAAACTTTGTATCATGGGATTTACCATGGGCGATATGCCGAATGGTGACAATGTCTTCGGAGCGGTACTCAGAATGCATGGATTTAAGAAACGTACATTGCCTGACACCTGCCCCGATTGTTACACAGTAAGACATTTCGCAGAAGACAATCCATATGGAACTTTCGTTTTAGGACTTGGAGGACACGTCGTCACTGTCAAAGATGGTGATATTTATGACGCTTTCGACTCTTCCTCTTATATTCCCGTTTACTATTGGTACAGAGCTTCAGAAGAAAGGATAAATTATGAACCCGACTCAAATTCAGACTCCAGTTTATTACGGGTACCAGCAGCCTCAGCAAATGTTCTACATGAACGGAGCACAGATGCAGCCGATGCCACAACAGATGCCTCAGCAGATGCCGGTACAGCAAAACCAGCCGAGCCAGCCACAGCAGCAAAACCAGCCAAATAGCATTACCCTTATAAGAGTTCCTTCTCTTGACTACATTAAGAATTGTAATGTACCGGCTGGAACATTTATACATGACACGCTGCCCTATATGTTTATAAAGACAGCTCCTAATTCACCAATTGAGTCAGCCAAAATCTCAATTTACAAGCTACTTGAAGTTGACGACATGGACGACACTTTGTCTAACCATGATGATGACTATGTAACAAGAAAAGAGTATCTGGAGCTGAAAGATTCAATAGCTTCACTTGAGGAAAGGATAAACTCAGATGAATCCGTTTATAGAAGCTCAAAGAAAAAATGGACCAATGATGGCGGCTCAGCCTCAACAAAGCCCAACCCCAAATCAAACTAACATAATAGATGCATTTAACCGGTTTAGGCAGGCTTTTACTGGCGACCCTAAAGCGATGATAGACCAGATGATAGCCTCAGGTCAGGTTAGTCAACAGCAGTATAACAATGCTGTTCAGATGGCTAACCAGATGCGAGGCCTTTTTGGAATGAAATAAGGAGGAATGGCAATGCCTGAACCGTATATACCTCTCGTCCCAACTCCTAAAGTCTGTGGACGAGTTGCTGCTATTCCTAAAGGTGTCTGGAATAGTACAACCGAATACAAAAAACTTGACATCGTAAGACATGAACTTTGCGCTTACATGGCTAAGAAAGCATCAATTAATCGTATGCCGACTGGGGTAGATGACGAGTATTGGATGCTTCTTGTTGAATCCTTTATTTCTGACTTCATTGGTGCAACCGAATCAGCCGATGGACACAATGGTATGGTTCCTAAGCCCTTGGCTGGTGAGGAGCATAATGTCCTTAGAGGTGATGGCGACTGGGGTCCGAAGCTTGAGATAGATGTTGTCAAGCAGGGTGACCTTTATGGCTATGTTAACTCTCTTGGTGATTTCGTAGCATTTCAGTCGCAGCAGGATGTTATTAACATCATAACCGAGCTTCTTATTCCCGAAGACGCTCAGGAAGCACTGGATACACTTAAAGAGATAGCAGATTGGATTCAGGATCATCCTGATGATGCAGCTGCTATGAACTCGAGAATTACAGAACTTGAAGAAACAGCATACAGAAAGACCGGTGGACTAATTTCTGGCAACGTCAAAATAGCTGGAGAATTAGAGCTTGATAATCCTTTGGCAATCAGCTCAGGCGGCACAGGCGCTGACAATGACCATGACGCAAGAGTCAATCTGAATGCTTTTAATAATGAGAATGTCGCTCCTGTTGAAGAGGATGCGATATCAGACAGAGATTACGCCGTAGGTGACCATTTTATTTTTGACGATGTCCTTTACAATGTAATCTCGCCTATAGCAGTCGGTGATGAGTTCATTGTCGGTAATGACTCGCTGAGACCGAACGTTCTTATCATCGATCAGGTTACTGAGGCGTCTGGTGATGTTATATTTTCGAATGCTGGTTCAGGTGAAGGCTCTGATGACGGCTCAACTGCTTCATCAGACGACGAGGGCGAAGACCCTATTCCGGAATCTGACATAAAGATATCTACAACATTAAAGACAGTTAGATTTGCAGGTACTGGTAATGGTACTGAGCGTATATTTGCCATCTGTACTAACTTACTTGACAATCCTCTCGTTAAGCGCGACAAGCCCTATAGTTTTAGCGCCGATTCAGGATATTCTAACGGCGGTAATACTATCATTCCGAGGTTTGCGCTCTACGATGACGACGAGTTACTTACGATTGTAGATAGCTTTGACCTTTCTGTTTATACCGATGCGAACGTTGTTAAGCCGGTTTATATTTACAAGATAACTGGTGAGATCGACGTAACATTGAGTCCGGAAGTTCACATCTTATCCGATTACTACAATTGTGACCTCAGTCCGACAATTGAAGAACAGATTCAGAACTTGAACCAGAATGGCGTTATCATGACTGGAGCTACCGAGTCAGCTGATGGTAGCGCTGGATTCGTTCCGGGACCTGTAGCCGGTGATAACAAGAAATTCTTCAAAGGTGATGGAAATTACGACAAAGTTAATGTCGGCGATGAAGTTAAAGGACAGCTGCCAGTAGCTAATGGTGGTACCGGAGCAGACAACGAGATCGATGCTGTTAAGAACTTACATGCTGTTCCTGATAGCATGGTTACATCAAATACAGAGTACGAAAGTGTTGCATCGAAGGCTTATGCAGTAGGAGACCAGCTTATCTACAATGGCATTCTCTATACCGTAATAGCAAGTATAAGTAAGGATGCAGCGTTTGTTGTCGGTACGAACATTCAAGCCAGTGACGATCTTATCAAACAGATGAAAGAGATTTCTGTCGTTGGAAGTCGCTTTGTTGGTGCTACAGAGTCGACTGATGGTGAGATGGGCTTAGTTCCCAAACCATTAGCTGGTGATCAGGACAAGGTGCTTGAGGGCGATGGTAACTGGGTTTACCACAGCAGGAATTTCGTTGGAACCATGGGCGAATGGGAAGCTCTGACTCTTGCTGAAAAGATTAAGTATGAAACGGCTGATATTTTGCCGGAATTTGACGTGACAGTAGTTAAGGACGAGCATGTTGACACTGTAACTCTGACCCCTGCTACGACTGATAGTAAGTATGGTTATGGAAGAGTTGTAAATGTTACAGCTAGCCCTGTATCTGGTTACAAAATTACAAGCGGTACTGGAGCTTATACCATATCTGAAGACACGACAATTACGGTAACCAGCGCTATAAGAAGAATCGAATTAACTGTAAATCAGGGAGAGAATGTTGATAGCATATCTGTATCACCCTCTTCTCCTTACGGTGACGGCACATATGATTATGACACAGTTATAACTATTACGGCTACTGCTGATGAACATTACGTTATATCTGCTGGAACTGGACAGTACACGTTGACTGACGACTTGACTGTTAATGTTAGCGCTGTTCTTGAGCAGTTCACAGTTACAATCAATGCTGATAATGGTATCGACAATGTTAGACTTGCACCGAGCTCCTCTAACAATAAGTATGATTATGGTACAGTTATCACAGCTGTCGTTACACCGAAGACCGGCTATGATCTCATTTCTGGCGCTGGACAGTATACAATCACAGAGGATACCACTATTACAGTCGTATCTGAGATTCAGCATTATACTCTTACTGCTTCTGGTGATGAGCATGTTACAGCGATTAGCTTCAGTCCTTCACCAGATGCTAATACTGGTAAGTATGATTATGGTACAGTTGTAACCGTAACTGCTACATTTGATGAGCATTACGAGGTTGATAGCGGTACTGGAGAATACACAATTACTGAAGATACTGATATTTCAATTACGTCGAAACTTAACAGGTTTACTCTGACTGTAACACCCGATGCTCATGTTGATAGCGTAAGTCTGAGCCCTGTATCTCCTTATGGCGATAACTTGTATGATTACGGAACATCTGTAATTGTCAGTGCTAGCCCTGTAACTGGTTACGATATTATCAGCGGTACAGGTGCAGTAACTATTACTGAGGATACTACGGTTTCTGTTGTATCTGAGATTCAGCATCTGACATTCACTGCTACTGGCGATTCTCATGTTGCATCAGTTAGTGTATCACCTGCTGCTGATGAGAACGGTAAGTATGACTATGGCACAGTTGTAACAGTAAGTGCTGTAGCAGATACTGGTTATGATATTATCAGTGGAACTGGACAGTATACCGTAATCGCAGATACAAGTGTTAGCGTAACATCTGAGATTCAGCATCTGAGCTTGACGCTCGTACCTGATGAGCATGTTAACGCCGTAAGAGTAAGTCCTGTGTCTGAGAGAGAAGATGGAAAGTATGATTATGGCACAGTTGTGACCGTGACTGCTGATCCTGAGACTGGATATGACATCATTAGCGGTACCGGAACTTACACAATCACAGCTGATACGACCGTAAACGTTACATCTGAGATTCAGCACTTGACTTTGACTGTGACATCTGACGAGCACGTTGACAGCGTAAATGTATCTCCCGCAGCGGATCAAAATGGAAAGTATGATTATGGTACAGTTATAACTATCACAGCTACACCTGTAACTGGCTATGATATTGTTGGCGGTGTTGGAAGCTACACGATTACTGAGGATACCACGGTTGCTGTAACTTCTGAGATTCAGCATCTGACATTGACAATTGTTAAGGATTCGAATGTCGATACTGTAACTCTGTCACCTCAGCCTGATGCTAACGGATATTATGATTACGGTACAGTTGTGACCGTGACTGCTACTGCTAAGGCTGGATATGAGATTCTTTCTGGACCGGATACATACACAATCACTTCTGCTACCGCAGCTACGATTGTATCGCAGTTGGCTCCCGCTAAGCTCACAAGCAGCAGCGCATTTGGTATCGAAGTTGTTGAACCGGGATGGGATGGAAAGATCTATTATATTCTTGGCTCAGATTATACGCCGGGTGATGATAACAACGTATGGACTGAATGGGATGGTAGTGAGATTAGCTGTTCAGCATCTGATACGCTTTATCTTAAGGGCGACGGTAATACCAAGCTTTATGACGGCTCGTACGATAACAGATTTATATTTACTGGTAGCGCATTCGTGGCTAATATGGAAGTTCTTCTTGACTACGACACTGCAGCTGCTGGCGATCACCCGACAATGGCAGTTGGTGCGTTCCACAGTATATTTGAGGGTAATACATCGCTTGTTACACCTCCGTTACTGCCTGCTACCACACTTTCTGAGGACTGCTACTATTCTATGTTTGCAGGATGTACGTCTCTTGCTACAGCTCCGGAACTCCCTGCTACAACTATGGCTGAGTATGCTTACGCTTACATGTTCAATGGCTGTACATCTCTTACATTACCTCCGGCTCTGCCTGCAACGACACTTGCTGAAGGATGCTATGACAGTATGTTTGTTAACTGCTCTGCACTTACGACCCTGCCTATGCTTCCTGCTACGACACTTGCTGAGGACTGTTATGAGGAGATGTTCCTTAACTGTACATCGATTATGCTCGCTAGCTCATTCAGCGCTGCATATTCATATGAGTACAGGATACCGGCAAGCAGTACAGGCACGAATCCGGGAAGTCTCAGACGTATGTTCTACAATACTGGTGGTACGTTCACAGGTACTCCGGTTGTCAATGTAACGTATTACACGAATAACGAGCCTATAGAATAAGAGAGGTGATATTCATTGAGATATTTAGTTAATAGATCCACAGGCGAGTTGAAGGAAGAGAATGCAGCAGTATCTCTTGATATTATCGCCCCTGAAGAAGAAACAGCTGTAGCTAGTAGAGCTTATGCTGAAGGTGAACAGTTCATCTTAGATGGTAAGCTCTATGCTGCTACGGCAGCTATAGCTTCTGGCGCTAGTATCGTAACTGAAGGTGCTGGCGCTAATGCCGAAGAAGCTCCTAATGTTATTAAACAGATTGAGGAGCATACTACAGACCTGTCAATGATAGCTCCTGAGATTTCAGATATTTCTGATCTGTCCGACTTTGGAGATGGTGACCAGTTTATATTTGAAGGGAAGCTGTATATCGTATCAGTTAGTGAAGAATCTTGGTCTGCTAAAACATGGACTGGACTTAGTTCAATTAATGGACGTTATATTTGGACTGATGGCGATAATATTTATTATTCAAATGCTTCCAATCAATATGTTTTAGATAAAGCTACTTCTACTTGGTCTGCTAAAACATGGACTGGGCTTAGATCATTTTATGCCTATTATATTTGGACTGATGGTGATAATATTTATCATTCAGACGGTGGCAAACACTACGTCTTAGATAAAGCCACTAGCACTTGGTCAGCCAAAACATGGACTGGATATAGTTCAATTAATGGATATTGTATTTGGACTGATGGTGATAATATTTATTATTCAGACGGTGGCAAACACTACGTCTTAGATAAAGCCACTAGCACTTGGTCTGCTAAAACATGGACTGGACTTAGTTCATTTTCTGGTAATAGTATTTGGACCGATGGCGATAATATTTATTATTCAGATGCTTCCAATCACTACATCTTAGATAAAGCCACTAGCACTTGGTCTGCCAAAACATGGACTGGACTTAGTTCATTTTCTGGTGGTCGTATTTGGACCGATGGCGATAATATTTATTATTCAGATGCTTCCAATCAATATGTTTTAGATAAAGATACTTCAACTTGGTCAGCTAAAACATGGCCCGGATATAGTTCAATTAATGGATATTGTATTTGGACTGATGGTGATAATATTTATTATTCAAGTGGTTCTAATCACTACGTCTTAAATAAAGCAGCTAAAACTTACTCCAAATCCCCCGATATTGTAACCCAGATTGAGGATCATACTTGTGACGAAGGTACTGGTACAGATTCAAGAGCAGAAGGTACAACCAATGTAGCAAGCGGAATTTATTCTCATGCTGAAGGAGCATATGCAACAGCATCTGGAGCTGGAGCTCATTCCGAAGGATACTATACGACTGATACAGTTAGCGGAGAGACTGTTTATTATGGAAATATTGCCAGCGGCGATGGATCACACGCCGAAGGCCAAGCTGCATCAGCAATTGGTGAAAATTCTCACGCCGAAGGATTTTTCACATTAGCGTCTGGAATGGGATCTCATGCTGAAGGAAAACAGACAAAGGCATCCGGTGATGTTTCTCACGCCGAAGGATATGCTACAAGAGCATCTAGAATTTATTCTCACGCTGAAGGTGCTAGTACATCAGCATCTGGAGATTATTCTCACGCTGAAGGTTATATTACATCAGCATCTGGAAATTATTCTCATGCTGAAGGAAATAGTACGTCAGCATCTGGTATATCTTCTCACGCCGAAGGAGATTCTACAAGAGCATCTGGTGGGCGTTCTCATGCTGAAGGAGATTTTACAAGAGCATCTGGAGCTGGAGCTCATTCCGAAGGAGATAGTACATTAGCATCCGGAGGTTATTCCCATGCTGAAGGAGGTTCTACAACAGCATCTGGTGATGGTTCTCATGCTGAAGGACAAGAGACAAGCGCATCTGGTAATTGCTCTCATGCTGAAGGATGCAATACATTAGCTTCCGGTTTCGCCTCTCACGCCGAAGGATTTCATGTATCAGCCGGTGGCGACTATTCTCATGCAGAAGGAAGCAGCACATCAGCCACTTATGAATCATCTCACGCTGAAGGACACCAGACAATAGCATCTGGATATACTTCTCACGCAGAAGGAAGCGGTACAACAGCATCTGGAGATTATTCTCACGCAGAAGGATATTCTGCATTAGCATCTGGAAATGGGTCTCACGCAGAAGGAAATAAAGCATCAAGCTCAGGCTATTATTCTCACGCTGAAGGAGATTCTACATTAGCTTCGAACAGTACTTCCCACGCCGAAGGATATCAGACAACAGCATCTGGTAATCGTTCTCATGCTGAAGGATATAAAACAAGCGCGTCTAAATCATATTCTCACGCTGAAGGTCAAT